TCAATTAAACAAATTTGCGGATGCGACAGCTTTTTCGAATGAAACCATATTAAACGCTGGTAAATCTCTTTTAGCTTTTGGTTCGACTACTGACACATTGATGCCAGAGCTGAAAGCTTTAGGTGATGTAGCTTCTGGAACCGGGACCAATTTTAACGAATTGGCGACTAAGTTCGGAAAAGCCCGAATAGCTGGAAGGATTACCCTTACAGAGTTAAACGAATGGCAAGAAAGAGGGATTAACCTTACAAAAGAATTTGCCAATATGTTTGGGGTCGCGGAGACCGAGATTAGAGAACTGTCTTCAAGCGGTGTTATTAGATTCGAACACTTATCACAAGCGTTGACAAACATGACAAGCGAAGGAGGCTTGTATAACAACATGATGGGAGAATTGGCTAAAACGAGTGGTGGTAAATTGTCCACGGCTCTTGGTCAATTGGCTACTGTTGGCGCGGAATTCGGTCTAAAACTATTAGCAGCTTTCGAACCTTTATGGCCTTCTGTTTTTAGAGGGATAGACGCAATAAGAGATTTTACAAACTTGATAGCCGATAATTTAAGCTTAATAGGAGACTTTGCAAAGATGATCGGTTTGGTTGCTGCTGGTTTCGCTGTTTACCAAGGATGGCTTGCTTTGACTACTGCATGGAGTGTTACATTTGCTTCGGCAACTTGGAGCCTTAACGCGGCTTTGTTTGCCAATCCTGTTGGTTTGGTTGTGGCTGGGTTTCTTGCTTTAGGAGCCGCTTTTGTTATTGCCTGGAACCGTTCCGAAAAATTCCGAGGTGTTTTAATGGGAGTCTGGGAAGTCATAAAGCAAATAGGAACAAATATTACAACGATGTTTAGCCCGTTTATCGACATGATAGACAAGCTAAAAAGCGGTGATTTCTTAGGGGCTTTTAAATCATTCGGAGAAGGTTTCTTTAACGTTACAAATTTTAGTGGTTTAGCTAATGGTGTTGCAGGAGCTTTCAAGAAAGGAATGGACGCCGGGACTTCTGATTTTAGACAAGAAAAACTTGCTGATAAATTAGGAGGTGCAAACCTTTTTGGGTTCGATAAAGGAAACCAAGCAACGGGAAGAGATTCGGCAGGAGGTAACATTGTTGCACCAACTACGGCGAATGCTGCCAATCTAAAAACCCAAACTTCAAGCGGTGCTAAAGTCACGGGAGCATCACAAAAAATAGTTAACATATCTTTAGAGTCCATAATAGGAAAGCAAGAAATAAACACAACAACATTAAATTCCAGCACGGACATAAGCGACATGACTGATAACGTAGCTAAAGCACTAATTTCATTCCTTAATGAGTCCAGACAGTTAATAAATCAATAATATGTTATTTCCACCGGGAACCAGTCCAGTTTTATTAATTAACACCGTAAGACCTAAATCAATACCGGGAGACAGTGACGACCCTGAAATAGGAATAAAATCGGTTATGGGTACGGACGTTTACGACTCCGTTACTTTTGGGGGTAGTAACACACTTTTTTATGTAGACAATGAGGGCAATGATGTTGATATAGTGCCTATTCAGTTCACAACCGTTTTAGTAAATGCGGTCCTTACAAATAATATTATTGAAACATCCATGCAGGGGGGTGAGCAAATCGAAGAGTTTATAAGTACCGAAAATTGGCAGCTAACGTTCGATATAATTATAGACAACGGCAATATTCGAAACGTAAACGTTCGTCCAGTTAGTGAAATAAGAACCATATTAAACACGTTTAAAAGCACCGAAAGCGTTGAGGTTATTAGTGAATATTTAAACGATGTTTTGGGGATAACTGAATTAACTTTCCGTTCGTTTCGGATTCCTCAAATGGAAGGACAGAGAAACTTAACACCTATTCAGATTATTTGTAAAAGTTCGGTTAGTGCTGATGTTAGACTACAACTAGAGGAATAATGTTTAGACTTAAAAGCCTTATTAAAATCGGTGTTTATGAGTTTAACACCGTAAACAGCGTTACTATAGACACCTCAAAAGATAACTTTACAGACAAGGCAGTTATTGTAATACCTTCTAAATTGAGATTTGAAGGCGAGCCAATATTTTCTGAAACGGGCGGTATTTTTAACATAGGAGATCGTGTAGAAATTGAATTAAGTTACGACGAATTCGAAACACAGCGTTTTGTCGGGTTTATAAGCAGTATTAAAGTTGACAAACCTATTACCATTGAATGCGAGGACGATTCATGGTTACTGAAACAGTTCAACTTAGATAATTACTTCAAAAACTCAACACTAGAGGAAGTTGTTAAGTTAGTGTTCGACCAAGGGGCAAAAGAACTAGAGGGTTATACTTATCAAATAGGGGGCACTAGATCTTTAGGCGACTTTACAATTAAAGACAGACCGACAGGAATACAGGCTTTTGATAAATTAAAAAGCGTTTATAAAATACTAACCTACGTTCGAAACAAAGTTTTTTTTATTGGGTTTTCATATTTCGAAGAATTGTCAGATCCAAAGGTAATAGATTTTGAACGACAGGTAATTCCCGGCAGTACGGACCTTGTTTTTAAAACAATCGACACATCAAAATTTGGTGTTAAGGTCAAAAACATCAATCCAAGAACAAACGAGAAGACCGAGATTTTTGTGGGTGACGAGGACGGGGACATTATAACCGTAGTAGACTTGAGCAAATTAACGGGGGAAGACCTCAAAAAGCAAATGAAAGAGTCTGGACAAGCGGAACTAGACAAGCATAAATACACGGGCTACAGCGGATCATTTACAACGTTATTGCATCCAAAAATTGAGCATTCAACAATTATTACGATAGTTTCAAAGCATAGACCGACGGGTAACTACTTTGTAAAAGCAGTTACCACTTCTTTTTCACATAGTGGAGGCGGTAGGCAAAAAGTAACTTTAGACAGAATTAGTATATGAGTGCTGATAGCGAACAGGCTAGGGAAGCTTTAAGGGGTTTTATTCACAGAAACGTGTTACGCAGCCAGCTTGCGGAGGTGCTTGAAGTTGAAGGTAATTTCTGTGTTGTAAAAACTATAGGAAGCGAAGAAACCTTTGCAGACGTAAACATAAACGCAAAAGAAACTTCAAGCGGTTTTACATTAATCCCAACGGTAGGCAGTACGGTTTTAATCGGTTTAACAGAATCGAATAAGGCGCAAATATTAATGTTTTCCGATGTTGAAAGCGTTAAAATTCATGGTGATAACTTAGGCGGTTTAATTATTATTGAAGAACTGGTTAAACAGTTGGGTATTGTAACTGACAGAATCGACAAGGTTTACAGCGCGATTAACGACGGGGTTCCAATTGCTCAAGACGGGGGTGCAGGGTATCAATCGACTATGAAGATTATATTAGCCACACAAGCCGAAACAGAAGACTACAAGGACATTGAAAACGAAACCGTAAAACATGGCAATTAGAACAGATATACAAGTTGATGAAAACGGGGGTATCGTAATTGATCCTGTTACGGGTGATTTTGTCATTATCGAAAGCGATAATCAGCATATTGATTTAAATATGCAAAGTCATAAAGGAATGTGGAAACAACACCCAACTTTAGGCCCGGGATTATCCAATTATTTAAACACGTCCGGACAGATAAACGCGGCTAGAATTGATGCTATAAACTCGTTAAAACTAGATGATTACACGAATATTTCTTTTATTGTTGAGGCTGACAATAACATATTTGTAAACGCTAAATTCAAGGGAAATGATAACTAAAATTTTAGATGGTCAAAACTGTTACGATTTAGCGTTGCAACTTACAGGAAGCGCAGACAACGCCGTTCAAATAGCACTTAATTCACAGATTGAAAACGTTACAGGAGTTTCAAAGCTTGGATATACAGTGGATATACCGCAAGTAAAAAACCAAGTCACCTTATCATATAGAAAAGGAGGGATTAAACCTGCAAATAGCGTGTTTACAAGCGAGCAGACAAACGGTGGTTTTAGTGGAGAGTACACAGGTCCGGAATTTACCAAAGAATTTATAATTGATTAGTAATGACTAAAACTAGAGATCAAATACAAACAAATAAAGACGATACTTTTACAGCTCCGCAAAGCGAAGTAATCGTTTTAAGTAACATTTTAGATGATGTAATAGAAGGCTCGTTAAACCTAATTAGCGATAAAGACCTTTTAGGGGTTCGTCCTTACAACGCTTCAAGGTCTTACGAAACAGGTGAAAACGTAACGTTTAACGACGGGGCCAATAACCAATACGAAGCAAACAAGACCACAACAGGCGTTTTCGTTGGCGCTGACTGGGATATTGTCGGAAGCGCTACGGCTGCTTTAGATTTTACACATACTATTGTAGTAAGTACAAACGGTAGTGATTCCAATACGGGGAGAAATTTCAATAACGCGGTTTTAACTCCTGAAAAAGCAATTGATATTCATAACGCAAGCGGTCACGATAACGTTATTATTTTAACGTCTTTAAGTCATGGGATGGCAGCCGGAAAAACGATTAACACAGGGCTTTCGATCGTTAGTAATATAGGTTCTTTGTTTGATTATAAAAGATTAACAGCGAACGCTACTGGCGGTATTTTTACGTTCAAAGTAAATGGGGTTACGGCAAAAGCGACAGGTGGTGAAATACTATATTTTGACGGTACAGAGGCAACGTTAACAACTTTCGATTTGGATTTGAAAGGGAATAAACTAGACTGGTCACAACAGCAAGAAGGCAACGGAATGGTGAACGTACTCGATACCGCTACCATTCACGTTGTTAATTGCGATGTATCGAATTGCAGCGGCAGTAGGTTTGTTATTTCTACAGATAAAGCCACAACAAAACTTATTGCAAACAATTGCGAGGCTGGAATAACGAACCAGTCTACAGGAATGGGGTCCTCATTGTTGACTGTTGACTGTTACGACTCACAGTTAAAGGGAGGTTTGCCACTTATTAAAAGTACCTCAACTGGTGGTGGCTCCCAAACAATAACAGGGACTATTAATATCGGAAACACAAGGGGTGATTTCTCTTTAATTAGCGAGGTTTTAGCAAGTGGAAACGGTGTTTATACCGTCAGAACCACAGGTAACAACTATTCTACAGCGGTTACTGTTGGGGGCATGGTTTCAAACGCAAGCGTCCCAACCTTTAACGGTCCCGGTGTAATAGAAGCGAGTGACGGGGTTTTGTATAATGGTTCAAACTCTTTACAAAATAGGGTTGTAGTTAAAAAAGCTTCTGATTTTGGCGTAATAGACTCTGATAAGCAGTATTTCATCGATGGGGTAATTGATATGGGATCGACTGTTATTGAGGTTCCGTCTGGAGGGATTGGGTTGCATGGTTATGATTTTAACAGATCTAAATTAATAAGCTCAGAGAATAGCTATACGATGTTTACCTCTCCTGGTGGTGGCAGCGGTGACATACTAGGGATGGATTACGCTATTGAAGTAACGGGGACAGCTTCAAAGGTTTATGATTTGGTTGCAGACACAGGCTTAGAGGCTTTTGAATTTACTCGGATTAATTTTAATAATTGTACGTCTCTTGGTGAAATAAGCGGATATAGACAAGGCTTGGAAATTGGAACGGGTAGGTTTGGAGGTCAACCAGAATTGACGCTTTCGGGTACTTGGTTAGGCGGTTATTTTATCGATACTTCAATTGTTCGAAACTTGGTTGATGGTGCTTATTCATTGTTTAAGGCCGGGGCTGCTTTTGTAATGAATTCACGTTTTAGATCAAATCAAAACATAGACATAAATGCCTTGGTTTCGTTTTTCGACTTTTCGGCAGGCAATTTCCCGAATTCATCTACGTTACAACTTAACGGGTGTATAATAACGAGGAACGGGCTTGCAGATGCTTCTGACGCAACTATAATACCTAATATTTCAGATTCAGAGCTACCGTCTGCATGGACGGGAAACCTAGGAATAATGAACACGTTTGTAGGCGGTGGGCTAGCTGTTTCTTCGGAAGTGGAAACGGTTATATCCATAAGTACTGTTTTTGTACCTGTCAACGCTACTTGGGCAACAAGTAATCTTTCTCACTTTGATACGCCTTCAAGCGGTCAATTAAGACATTTAGGCGTAAACCCTATTGAATTTAAGGTCCAAACAGGGTTTATAATAGATGGCCCAACAGGGGAAGAGGTTGCTGTAAGGATAACTGTATGGGATGATTCCGAATCTTCTTTTGTTAACTTAACAGCTCAAACACGACAAGTAAACGCTTTAGTGGGGGGTCGGGATGTGGCATTTTTCACTATCCTAAATAATCTCGTTTTAGATACTAATGATTATATGTTTTTCGAAGTGGCTAACAACAGCACTACAGCAAATTTAACACTTGAGCTAAACAGCTCTTTTCAAATAGAAGAGAGATAAACCAATTCAACAACCTTAAAGGCCACGTTTAGAAATATTCGTGGTTTTTTTGTGTCTAATTAGTAAATACATTGTATTCCTTTTGTATTTACAAAGTATTTACTTATCTTTGAGGTATGACGAAGAAAGTAACGATAACCTTAACGGAGGAACAGCAAGACACAGCGAAGAAAGACAGTGAGAAAAGGTACGGGAAAGAAAACATAAGTAGGTATATCGCTTATTTAATAGAGAAAAATTCTATGAAGATAAACAGTTATAAGTAATGCGAATAGAACTAGAAACTAAACAAGGTGACTTGATACCTATTGATGTTCACAAGGCCGAGAAACGTTATTATGTTATCATTGGTTCGGGGTTATTTGAAGCTACAGGGGATGTTCCTTTTTTAAAGAGACTAGATTTTATTACATGCTCATCACAGATACAAGACTTTGAGAGATTGATAAGCAATCAAGTTGGTTATGTTGATTGGAATAACGACAACGAAATAAACGGTATTTAAATGAGCGACTACGAAAGGATTAGTCCCTACGATAAAGACGCTAGTAATTTCTCCTTGTCAAGAGTTAGAGAAGAACGGGCCGCGTTAAGACGTGCGGAAATGAAAAGAGGTAGTGAAGTGGCAAGAGAGATAGCGAAAACATGCTTTAACGAAGTTCAGTTAACAGACTATTTCAATAAGCTGTCACCAATGTACCAAGCCACGAAGTCAGTAATTGAAGCGATTGAAGATAGAAGACATTATTTAAAAACAGGAGAAAAACGATTTGGATAATATGGAGAGCACAGTAGTAAAAGCAGAAACAGAAGAAAGCAGAGCGAGCGCAATGAAACTTACATACGCTCCATTGATAACATTTTACGAAGGAAAGGAACAAGATGTAAAATTGTTGATTGATAAACCTTTAGACAAAAAAACGGCTAAAGAATGTTACGAATTAAGAATTGAGCTTAAAAATAAACGCCTTGAAAGTGTTAAAGAGATAAAGCCAGCGATTGATAAAGCAAACATTCAATTAAAAGCTATAAAAGCCGTTAGCACTAACGTTGATTTTCTTTCGAAACACTTAGAGGAACAACTTTCTGCAAAGGAAACCGAATGGAGTGACAAGGTAGAAAACGAAAAGATACTATTACACGCAGCAAGAAAGGAAGCTTTAGAAATAGCAGGAGCGCTAACCATTGGAACTGAGTTAAACAAGATGTCTGACATTGGGTTTAAGGCTTTGCTTATGTCCACGGAAAACGAAACGGCCGAACGTTTGGAAAAAGAACGCATTGCAAAAGAAGCGGCTGACAAAGTTATTGCAGACGAGGCGGCGGAAAAGAAAAGGTTAAAGGATGCCAACGACAAACTGGAAGCCGAAGCGGTAAAATTCCAAAAGGAAAAAAAGGGTCTGGAAGACAAAGTAAAAAAGCTTGAAAAGGACGAAAACGACCGAAAAAAAGAAAAGGAACGAGTAGATAAAATCGAAACTGACAGACTCCAAAAGGTAAAGGACGATATACAATCTGCTTTAGATAAAACAAAAGCTGAACAATTAGTTGTAGAGCAAAATATCGCAGCGGAAAAACGAGCCGAAGAACTCAAGCCTGAAAAGGAAAAGATTGCTAATTGGATTGAAACGATAAGCATTGATGTTATTGACACTTCTAATTTTTCACCAGAAAGCTTATCAGTTTGTCAAGACATTTCTAAAAAGATTGAAGATTTAATAATTGATGCAAAGGCGCAAAACGAATTAATTAAATAAGTAATAAAAATTAAAAAGTAATATTATGGCAATTATAGCAAAACAAGCACCAGGAAGAACACCAGCACCAGAAGGAAATCATTTAGCGGTTTGCTACTCAATGATTGAATTGGGAACAAGAGAAGAAGAAATCGAAGGAAAGAAAAAGAAACGTCACAAAGTTCTGCTTAATTGGGAATTGACTGACGAGAGAACGGAAGATGATGAAATTGTAACGATTAGCAAGGAATATACGTTGTCAATGAGTGAAAAATCAAACCTTAGAAAAGACTTAACATCCTGGAGGGGTAAAGCATTTGAGCCGGAACAAGCGAGAGAGTTTGATATAACAGTTCTTTTGGGAGTTCCTTGTATGTTAAACGTAATCCACTGTGTAGCAAAGTCATCAGGTAATATTTATGACAAGATTTCAAGCATAGGATCTTTACCTAAAAGCATTCCTAAACCTGTGCAAATAAACGATAATTACGAATTTTGTTTAGATCCTTTTGATCAGGAAAAATTTGATAAATTACCTGATTTTATTACAGACAAGATAAAAAAGAGTGATCAGTATTTTGAACTGACAGCAAACAAGGCTGATAGCGTTGTCGCAAATGGAGACAATAAACCACCAAAAGAACCCCCATTTTAATGCCTTACAAATTATTTAACATAGCAGCCATGATCTTTTTCGTGGTTGTTATGTAGACTGTTTAATAAATTGAGATATGGGATGGATAAAAACAAAAGACAAATTACCTAGAGTGTACCAACAAGTCTCAATCTACTGGACACACCCAGAGTTTGGAGATAAGAAAGTAGGACAAGGAACGAGAAGGCATAACGGGTTTGAGGTAATTACAACATACGGAGACAGACCCGAAATATTAAAGCTTACTTATGATCTAGTAGATGAGTGGCAACCGTTACCAGAAAAACCATAACCGAAACCACACAAGCACTACGCAAAAGATACGAGGAAAGTATAAAAACGGTACGACTCCGGATCGAAGTTAGACTAAAAGGAGATGAAAAAGAACCTTGGAGGGAGATACATAAAGGACATTCACCGCAATGGATGGACGGTTGTGATTACAGAGAATTGAAATAATTATGATAGAAATAGAAGTAGGTCAAATATGGGAGGTTGTAGATAACAATTTCTTTGGTTCAAAAGATTCTCCAGAAGCATTAAAGACAAAAAGAAAAGCAAGATACCATCTTGAAAAAGGAGAAAAGATTGAGATACGGTTTCCTTATAAATGGAATTACAGATGCGAAGACGATTTGTACTTAAGCTCTTCACCTAAATATATTTTAGAGAAGTGTAAGTTTATAGGCATAGTAAAAGAAGGTGTTAGATGGTCTAATAAAGCCACATTAGAGGAAATTTTAAGATTGGATTTGTATAACGAACCTAAAGAATAACATGAGTTTAAACCAAGTAAAAGAATTTCACATAACATTTGGTCACTCCGTCGAGGAAAAGCCAATTATACCAAGTAAGGAGCGTTGTGATTTAAGAGTCGAGTTAATCGATGAAGAGTTTAAGGAGCTAAAAAAGGCTATTGCTGATAAGGACATTAAAGAAATAGCTGATGCGCTTGCAGATATTCAGTACGTTTTAAACGGGGCGTTCCTAGAGTTTGGTCTTGGTGACTTAAAAGAACAGCTAGACAACGAGGTACACAGGTCTAACATGAGTAAATCGTGTGATACTGATGCAGAAGCAGAAGCCACCCTTAAACAGTACGAAAGCCAAAACGTAGCGTGTCATTTTGTTATCAGATTAGATAGTGATAAACGCATTATAAGAAGAGATTCGGATAAAAAGATTTTGAAGTCCAAATTTTATTCCCCTGCAAATTTAGAATTCGTACTAAACAAATAAACTATAGAAAAACTATTTAGCGAAAAAGTGAAGGGGAGTGTTGACCCCCATAAGCCCTTGGAGAAATTCAGGGGCTTTTTTGGTTTAAATGGAAATATATTTGCAAGTACCTTTGGAGTACCGAATAAGTGCCTGTATATTAGTAAAACCAAAACGGATAAGATTATGAAAGAGTTTAAAGGAAGTATAGGAAATTGGGAAGTACACAAAGAAGAAGGATATGATCCCGATGTAGATTGTGATAATGCAGAAGTTTGTTCTCTTTCTTTTTCGGGAATGAATGAAGAAGAAAAGATGGCTAACGCAACCGCGATTGCTGCAATACCCGAATTAATAGATCTTGCTTTAGAAGTATTAAAGGTATGGAACGAAGACGGTGACAATGGAGACATTCAAATGAAAACGCCTATTGCATGGCAAAGAGTTGTTACAAGAGCAGAAAAAGCAACCAAAAAAGCACTAGGAAATGACTAAGAAAGAAACGTTTAATAAGCGCATTGAGTACCCAGCAGCATGGCAAGCAATAATGTTAAGAATTGCAAAGGAAACGGACACGGATGTAATGAAAATTATAAAGACTGCGATTTACAACGATGTTATATCAAAGCAACCAAAAGCCACACGCGGAGACATTAAGACGATTTGCAAACAAATGGGAAAGAAAGGGGTATGAAAATTTTAAACTTATATGCTTGCCTTGGTGGTAACCGTTATAAATGGGGTAACGAACACGAGATAACAGCCGTTGAGCTTGATCCAGAACTAGCGAGAATGTACCAAGAGCGTTTTCCTAATGATACGGTTATAGTTGCAGACGCACACCAATACCTTTTAGACCATTACAAAGAGTTTGACTTTGTGTGGACTTCTCCGCCTTGTCCGACACATTCACGTGTAAGAATAATCCAAAAAAACACAGAAAGTTTTAAAGCTGTTTTTCCTAGTATGATGCTATATGAAGAGATTATTTTTCTTGAAAACTATTTTAAAGGTAAGTTTTGTGTTGAAAACGTAATACCGTTTTATGAACCGTTAATACCGGCAAAGAAAAGGGGGAGACATTTATATTGGACAAACTTTAATTTGCCTAGTGACTTAGGGGAGCGAGAAGAAGGAAAAGGATTAATAAGCACGGGCACAAATGAGGTTAAAAAATTATGTGAGTTTCATCAAATAGATTTAAGCAGTTATAAAGGAAAACAACCTAAAAATAAACTAGCCCGTAACCTGGTCGATTACGAAGTTGGTAAAACAATCCTAGACACTGCAATGGGAATTATAAAAAAGAAGAACGAAAAACAAACTGATTTATTCCTTTGAATTGGTTCGATAAGCCAAACCCAACCAACTTTAAAAAGATTAACCACGGATTAGGCTATGGTTGTTGGAACAGCAAAAGAAACGAATTATGCTACGGTGTTTTAGTCAAGGAAGAAAAAGGAGAACTAAAGCAGAGCAACAGAGAAGAAAAGGCGAAGGAAAAAGCAGACGAACGCATAAAAGCAATTGAGGAAAAGAAAAAATGGTACAAAGACTTACTGAAAAAGACTTGACCAAGCGTTTAAAACAAATGCAAACCTATTTTAACAGGGGTTATTACCCAAGATTATTAAACACGATTTACGAGAAAACAATATGAAACGAGTTGAGATTTACAAAAAAACTAGATGAAGCTTTTAAGGGTATTTACCAGGACGTTTATAAGTTTAGACAAGATGATTAAACAAGCCACAACAGCCGCAAAACAACCGATATCCAAAGACATAAAGGTTTTTGTTAACAAGTATAACAGGCTACCAAAAGGAAGCAAGGAACTGAACAATTTAATTTAAGGTTATGTTTTTAGGAATATTAATAGGTGTCGTGTTTCTCGCTTGTTTATTTGCCGGGTGTGGATTTTACGATTGGCTAATGAAAAAGCACGATAAAGAACTAAAGGATATGGATAAAGAATTGTATGATTTATGAAAATTAAAAAGAAATCAGGGGTAGACGGAGGTTTAGATGTAGCATGGTCAAAACTGGTTAAACTTCGTGCCGGGATGAAGTGCGAATACTGCCTAACAACCACAAAGCAATTACAGTCACATCATTTATTCACTAGGTCTAGAAAAGCTACGAGATGGGACGTGAACAACGGTATAAGCCTATGTGCTTCTCATCATGTTTTGGGCAACTTCTCTGCTCATAAAAGCCCGTTAGAGTTTTCAGAATGGTTATACGAGTATAAAGGAAAAGACTTTATTGATAGAGTTAGATTTAAATCTCATAACCTTTGTAAAATGGCAACGTTTGAAAAAGAGGTTCTTTTAAATGAGCTGAATAAAGAAATAAAGAACACTATAAAAAATTAAGAGAATGAGAGAGGTGAAATTTAGAGGTCGAAGAGTAGATAATAATGAATGGGTTTATGGGTTTGCGCTAGGATCTCAAGACCCCACAAAAGTAGAAACGTCTTATAGATCGTGGTTTATTCATTCGGGTTGTAGAATAGGGCTACCTGACAGAGTGCATGATGATACAGTCGCACAATTCACAGGCCTCCAAGACCGTAACGGTGACGACATATACGAGGGAATGAACGTTAGGCTCTTAATGGAGGGTGAATGGTTAGAAGGTCACCAATTGACAGAAGATTACTGGATTCCTTTTACGGTTGTATTCGAAGAGGGTACGTTCCAATGTGTTTGGGATGATAAAAGCGAGCCTAGTATGGATTTGTCAGAGTACTGGAATGATGGAGAACTTGAAATAATAACCCCCTAACAATTAAGGCGGTAAAAAATAAACGTAAAGGAAGAAAGTGATTATGAAGGTTTTAAACGTTAAAATAACAGACCGTACAGAGGTTGCTGGTAATTGGGGTAATCTACCCATTTTTAAAACAAAAATGTTGTTTATACAATGCAATTCAGAAGGTGTTGTTAAATGGCATAGCGCAAGTTTATACACATTAGAAGAAGTTTTAAAACGCGGTAACGTAATCATAAAATAATGGCAAAAGGAGAAGATATTGCACAATTACTTTTAGACGCTGGTAAAGAGATTGAACGGCTAAAAAAGGAACTAGCAAAAGAAAAAGAGAAGATTCGAAAGGTTAAAATGGACGATGGCTTCCACGGGGTGCAGATTTTCGGCTACCCTGGTTATTTAGATGATTAACAGCAAAGAATAACGCATAAAGAAATGTGTAAATAATGGTAGGAGGTTGGGAAATAAAAGGAAATAAGTTTGAATTTAATAACCAAATGGTTATATTTGTGTATGATCTTTAAGGAAGAGTTAAAGGAAAGAGGTTTAAAATTGGTTTGGGTTGCAAAAAAAATAGAATGCAATTACCAATCTTTTAAAGTCTATGTGAACAACCAAAAGTTAATGCCAGAATGGGTGTGCGTTGAGTTGAAAGAATTATTGAAGTAAAAAAATTTGTTAAAGGTTTAACCAAAACGTTATGAAACAAGAGTTTGAAATGCTACAAGAAGAAATGGACGATATTATATCCATTAATAAAAGTCAAATGCCAGTAATGAAAATTGGCAATGTA